ACGTTGTCACCGACACCAATTTCTAGTGGCCCTGTCTCTGCAAATGGTTGTACGGAGTCGTAGGCGTAGCCAGTTTCATGCTCGTAAATATAGCCGTCAACCGACACCATAAGAGGATTAGCAAATACACCTCGGTCTGTGCCGCAGGTGCGAGCCAGCAGTCCGATAGCCCAATGGCCTTCACGGTAGTTGTAGCTTACGTAGGAGTCAACTTCATTGGACGATACTGACGGATAGAACCACCACACCTCACCATACTGAGAATTGTGGACGGCATACACCTTAGATGCCTGATTCTGGTTGATGTTGCTAAACACGTAGTCGCCAACATCGCACGGTAGTGGCTTGGCGTAGCCATCGTACTGCCAGAAGCCAGACCCAGACATCCAGACGGCAGCAGTCTCAATGACTGCAACTGCTTGTGTGGATATGACACCGCAACCAGCCCCTGCACGCTCAAATGAGTACACATAAGGTAGGCCAATGTAGGTGGCTGCGTGGCAATCCACGTCAGTCCAGATTAAATTTATACCTCGTAGGCGCTTACCCGTCTTGATAGTTCCCGCCGTGGTCAACTCAAAGTCACCCGCCTGATTGGTGACGGATGGTGTCCATGTCGTGTTGTCCTCTTGGTCTGACCATGCCACCTTACGCGGGTTGCTACTGGCGCCCAAAGCAAAGACAAAACGCTCTGCTGTTGTCATTACAGCCTGACAACCTGTTGGCGCGTTGGTGATGACCGCCGCAAGCGTTGGTGTGGTAAAGCCTAACTGCCACTCGTACAGCTTGCCATCGGCATTGCTACAGGCGACAAGGTACTCGCCCCAGTTATCCAATGTCCATGTAGTGGCGGGATTCAGGGAGCCTAAGTCTGGGCGTGCAACCCCGTAGTTGTAGTAACCATAGAATCCATAGCCATAGCCCGTCTTGGCGGTGGCACTTGCAATGCCAGCCGTGAAACCTGACGGGGTGATGTCCTTGAGCGTACCCGCCTCGTTCATTACGTACAGCTTGGCGGCAGTACCCGCCACAATGTAGCGATCATTGCTGTTATCACGCCACGCAATCAGTCCACGGGCAATGCCAGTCATCTGCGAGCTGCTGCGCTTAATCCATCCACCGATTGGGCGTAATGTATTTTCAAACCAGCGTACTAGGTTTGCATCGTAGTAACGCCCAACGGACTGGTACTCCGTGCCGTTGCGGTACACGCCAGGTAAGAACTTGAGTTGGATTAAGGACATGATTGATTATCCTACGAATTTGATATAAATGACATTGTGGCGACTACAGAGGCAGTCGATGGTCTGGTCGGTGACGTGCCAGCCGCATACGCTTGGATGCTGACGGCGGTGCTATCAACCGAGAACCAAATCTCGACATAATCGTTTTCAACAAGTGACAGAAAATAGTTCCACCCCACAATGTTGTGGTAAAAGTCGGTAGCACTTTTCCTTGCTTGCAAACCAATAAGACCCGTGCTGCCAACTATGTCCGTGCCGTTCTTACGCAGCCAGATGCTCATGTCGTGGATTGCGTTATTGGTGTTCTCAACCTGCACAGAGAATTGCAAGTTATATATTCCAGCATCCGTCACGGTCAGCCTCGATGCCTTACCGCCGCTAGTGACTACCGAGACACCATTGGCGTAGTCTGTGGTATTGAATACGATCACCGTAGCTGTATTGGCGGCTGCCGTCTGGTCGGTGGTGTCGGCAAACGCACCATAAGGGTTATTGAGGTTAGCTCCACCCTTTGACCCCAACAGGGTTGACATTGCAGCTCGTAACCTGATGAAGAATGTCCGCAGCAACCCGTTGGTCTGATTAGACAGCTCACGGTTGTACTCATTGTTTGCGCTGGGCAGCTCTGGTACGGGTGGGGTTGCTATTTGTGACATTATTAAGACATTAGAACAGCAATTTAGGCAAGAAACAATGCCCGTTCTAGCTCCCTACGCTTTGTCAATCCTGCAAGTACCTTGCCGCCACCCTTGTTCCACTTTGCAAACTCTAAAGCTGCGGCGGCGTAATCTTTATTGTTTATCTTTGTGAGCAGGGTGCTGGTTGCTAGATTGCCTGAGCCACAGTTATAAGCAAAGTCCACCAAGGCATCAAATTGGTTCTGGTTTAGTGGAACTTTAACCAATGTATCTACAGCAATCTCATACTTATATAGCGTTTCTGCCAGCAAAATACTAGCCTCGGCTTCTGTTGTTGGTAGGTCATCCATGCTTACAGCTTTACCGTCAGCATAGCGTGTACTACCATACCCAATTGTTGGGATACCTGCTGGGCAACGATAAGCTTTAAGAACTAATCCCTCGCATTGCTTAATGATATTTATACAGTTTTCAGAGGCTTTCATTTTCTAGCCCTTATCTCCATAATTTTCTCTAAGGTGCGACCACCGAAATAGGCCGACATTACAAGCATACCCCATTGGGCAAGCAATTCCACAAAGCTGGCTTGTACGTTATACCCAAAGGCTGACATCATTGCAAACAAAAAATAAGCAATAAAAATGGCTACAAGGGCCATTGGCCTAATGTTTTTAGACAACCAGCTATCGCTAGACATATCTGCCTGCCAGCGTTCAGAGACACCTGCCTGTTCTGCTTTGTAAAGTTCGGTCTCATTAGCCATTTTTGCAAGCTCACCGTTCTGGGCAAGTATTGCTAGGTCAAGTTGCGCCTTGGCTTTAGCCTCTGGGTCTGGGATTAGTTTATCTATTAGTTTGCCGCCTATGGCAAGGATTGAGTCTAATGCAAACATTTGTATCTCCAAAAAACGGGCAGCAAGATTTACTCACCACCCGTTGTAACTTTACTCAACAGCTTCAACTCCAACCGCTGGCACTTCTTCTTCTTCTTCTTCTTCATCTTCGGGAACAACTGGAACGTAGTCAACTTCCCAGTTAAAGTCTTCTTGGAATTCAATGAAGTCTTTGATGATTTCAATCTTGTCAAAGTCCATAGACTCAATGGTTACTTTGTCGTCACCCAAAAAACCGATATTAATTTCTAGCTTGTACATAAAAACTCCATAAAAATAGTAGCAAATTGGCTACAAACGTAGCATAGAACGACTTTATTACACTTTGACTATCTCACCCCTAAACTCTACATGATTTTCATCATGTTTTAGCACTAGCTCAGGCCACAATAAATGGTCATTTTTGATGGTTAATACAGCAAAACCACTACGCCAGTTGGCGGGGTTGTGTTCCATGTAAGCGTCAAATTGTGGCCCGTCGGTATCAGCAAGCGTGCCTGTATCTACCCCATAGCGATTTCCCGTTAGGTCATTCCAAGGAGTTACCTTGAGGCTATGCAAGTGGCCTGTGACCATCGTTACGCCAGCGTTCACGGTGTTGTTATGTGTAGCGTGAATACCACCCTTCCACCGATGCTTGACAACTAATTTTTCTGTGACCCAGCAAGATGTGCAATGCTGCCATGATGCAAAGTGGTCGCTTAAATTAAAACCTTTTACAAATTCATATTGCGGTGCGTTAGCAGACAATCTGCTTGCAAATCTCTGGTCATGGTTACCCATAGTCCATATCAATTTTGTATTGTGTCTAGCGGATTTGGCCGTGTCATCTATCTCTCCCATTGCTATTTCGCACGCTTTCAGCTCTTGAATGATACTAGGTGCGCCCTCCCATCCGATGCGTGGGTGGCGTGATGCTTGTGCTCCATCAAAAATATCGCCATTTGCAATGACGGCAACTGGCTTAAAGTTTTCAATAAATTTTATTAACGCACGGAAGGCGGTAGTGTGAATGCCAGGCCAAAAATGTGCATCGGAAAATACAATAACCACCCCATTGGAGATGTTTAAATTAAGTCTACTAGGAGTTTCTTTGCGACCTGGTGGTACATAACGTGGCGAACCTACATGGTCGCTCTTAAAAACCATGTCGTATTTTTTTTCTATGGAATTGCGCCTGTAATTTACCTGTCTTTCAGCAATCCCCAAAACTCTAGCCACTTTAGCTGCGGACATGTGAGTGTTGTACAGTTCAATAAATTCTTCGTCAGTACAGGTGGCTTTACTCATAAGTTTCTCTTTAGAAGTTTCTCTAAAACATTGATAACCTTATGCTCTTCTGCGCCAATTTGTTCTTGTGTTGCTGTGTGGTCTTGTGCAATCGATAACAAGTCAAACAGAAAGACGTGTAAACATTCGTGCAAAGCTGTGCTTGACAGACTTTCGGCATTTATCTCTGCTGCACCAAATTGTCCAATTCTATAAACAGCCAAATGTGATTGGTTATCGCATATAACAGATGCCATAGCAGTCTTTTCTTTTCGTAGACCACGCTCTATTCGCCAATCACCCAAGTAAAGAATTTCTTGCCATTGCTCAATGTACTTATCAAACTCTTTAATTTGCTCATCGTTGGGTACATTTTTATAAACCATCATCTGCCCCATGTTAGATATTCAATAATCCCCCACAGCATAGTCCCGCCGATTGTGACAATCAATAATGACCAAAATGTGACGGTTGCAATATCCTCTAAATCCTGTTTATTTTTCTTACGTTTTTTCTCTAAAGCAATTTCATTTGCTTTTCTTTTTTGACGTATCTTAGAACGCTCATGCAGCATCATTTCCCAGACATCGCCATTGCCTGAGTAGATGAGTAATTCTTTTAATTCTTGTTCTTGATCTGCCAGCGTCTTGGCGTGCATTGCTATCTCTAATGCTTTACCAGTATCTGATTTTGCGCTTTGACCTTTAGCCGTAATGACAACGTCTTTAGCATCCATGAATCCAATGACATCGTGCATGATGCCATTGATATCCTTGCCCATCTTAATGGCGGCTTGTACCCCCTTAATTGCGGCTTGGGCGGCGGCAAACGCTGTGAATGGATCAATCACTTAAATCCCCGCTAACTTCTTGATGACCTCCGCAAGTGCGCCTGGCCCTAGTAACGTAGCCAGAATAAGTGCGTACAAAATAAACTCAATGCGTTGCATCCGATCTTTGCCGCTTTGAAGCATAGCGTTGATTTGGTGATACCTCTCCTCACACACGGCTGTGTGTACGGCTAGGTCTTTTTCTGTATCAGTCACCTGCAACCTCTTCAATTGGTGCTTGCTTTGCCGC